TTTAAAAGAACTTAAAAACCAACGAGTGGAAAAAATCATTGCAGAGATAAAGAAATCTGGTGATTGGTTATGAATAATCCTCTTTCAAACATGAGTAAGTTAGCGCAGTTGATTGCTGGTAAACCAAAGCAGCCAACAATGTCAGCATTTTCTGTGCCTTCTAATGAAGGAACATTAGGTGCAAATAAACTTAAAGATCCACGTTTGAATGAGGAAGACAATCTTAATTTAGATCAAGAAGAAAAAGACTGGCAGGTTCTACCTCTTGAATCACCAGCCGAAGCTATTAAAGTTGCAGATTTTGTCCGTGGGCAATTTGAAACAGCTCAACGAGCAAGGCAGGAAATGGAAACAGAGTGGGCATTATCTGTAGCATTTTTTGAGGGGCGACAGTGGTTTAGAATTAATAGTAATGCACGTAACCTAGTACGTCTTCAAAATCATAAAGAGCCAACACGTTACGTAGTTGTAAATAAAATACGTCCACTTATTGACGGAGTAGTTGGTAAATTAACACAGGGCAGTCCAGATGCAAGTGCTATTCCATTATCGGAAAACGAACAAGATCGAGCTGCTGCAGATGAAGCTAATTACATCATCAAGCACTATGCACGTAAATTTGGTAGAGAGACACAGCTCAAGGAACGCGTTCGCTGGGCATGCGTATGTGGTACAAGTTATTTAAAGATTTACTGGGATAGTAACAAATCACAGGTTGTACCTCAGTATGAAGTGTCTGGCAAAGAAGTCATTGGGCATAAAGAGTTTGAAGTTGGTGATGTTGTAGAACAGATTTTGCCAGCATTTGATGTTTATTTAGATCCAACAGCAAAGCAAGATGAAGATGTTCGATGGCTTATTCACGCAATGGTTAAACCTCTTAGTTGGTTTGTCAATTCATATGGAGAAATTGGCAAGCGCGTCAAAGCTGATGCGTTAACTGGACATAATGCAAGTTACGTTGATAACTACTTAGATGGTGCATCAGGAACCGGGTTTGGTTATACAAATCCAACACCAGCGCGACAAACAAGCTACGATGCTAGAAAGCATGCTGCTACTGTATACGAGTATTGGGAAAAACCAAGTGCACTATACCCAAAGGGTAGATACATTGTTTCTACTAACTCACAATTGTTATATGCAGGTATATGGCCGTATGAAAAGCGCGACTCGTTTCCGTTTATTCCATTAAGGTGGCAACCACGTGCTGGTACGCCATACGGGTATGCATTGGGTTTTGATTTAACACAGTTACAGTTAATGTACAACCGCTTGTGGTCGAAGCTCCTTGAGCAATTTGAAGGACAAAAAGACTACTTGATGATTGAGCGTTTGAGTAAGATTGGTGCAGACGCGTTTGATAACAAGAGTGACACCATCGATGATGCTAATCGCATTTATCGAAAAATATACTACGATCGTGGATCACATCCTCCGCAAATTATGCGAGCGCCCGGCGTTGGTAGCGACATATTTCCAATCTTGCAGTTCATTGAAAAGGATATGGCTGACATTGCTGGTTTGCATGATGTAAGCCAAGGAATGGCTCAAGCAGGAACGCCAGCTGAAGCCGTGCGATTATTGCAGAAGGCGGATAACACGCAACACAGTTACGTACGTGCTGACATTGAAATTAGTAATTACAAGATTAAAGAGTGGGAAGTATCTTTGGTACAGCAGTTTGCAATTGTTCCCTTTGTTGGAAACATGCAGGATGAGGCTATGCCACAAGACCAAATCAAACAAGGTGTTATGCGATTTGACGCAATCCGCAATGGTGGCCAATTTAGGATTGTGTATGTTCCCGGTTCAGCAATGGATGATGGCCCAGAGGCTAGACTCCAGAAATATGCAACACTACGACAGATGGGTGTATTTGGTGACCCGGCTGATCCGGATACAAATAAGTTATTTATTGAGCTTGTAAACATGCCAGAAGCATCTAAGATTCTTGAGCATCTTGACAACCAGCAAGAGAAGATAAAGCAAGCTCAAGTCCAGCAGCAGCAAATGATGCAAGCGCAAATGGAAATGCAAGCACAACAGCAGCAACAACAACCGCAATCGACATTTAATCCTGAAGAGGAACAAATGAAAGCGGAAATAGAAATTGCGAAGAAACGTGCAGAGATCCAAGCTAAGCTTGAGGCGGACATAGCTCTGCTTACAGCAAAGGCTGGTCTTGAATCGCAAGACGAGGAAGGTATGCAAGAAATGCCTTTCCCCGGAAGCACGGAACCAATGGAAGAAGACTTTGTAAATCCAGATGATGAGCAGGAGCAACCAGATATGTCCGACCCAGAATCGGCTGGACAGAATGTTATGCAAATGCTATCAGGAACAGGTGGAATGCAAGAACAGCAACCACCTATGGATCAACAGCAGATGCTTCCACAAGAAGATGTTGGCAACACGGAAGGTATAGAGGGTATATTGTAAATGTCCGAAGAGATGGTGATGCGAACCGCTGACTCACCAGCAGCGGCAACGGGCGACATGGGTGTTGGATCGGCAATCATAGATCACGTACGGCAGGCCGCCACTGCCGATAATCAGGACTGGGCGTTAAACGATTCTGAGACAAATTATGATTCGGAAAACAATACCGAAATAGATAACGACGAAGAGTGGAATGCTGCACTTGAGTTGTATAGCGCTGAAGAACAAGTACGACAGCGCTTACTGGATAATTTAGGACGAACTGAGCCTGAAGCTGTTCCATATGAACGATTCAGGGAAGTTAATGAGCAAGCTAAAGCTGCTAAAGAGTATCAGTCCCGGTACGACCAATGGGCTGATGTCATTCAGCAGTTTGAACAAAACGGATTTAATTCAGCTGATGATGTCAAACGTGCTTTAGAAGCACAGCAAGAACAATTAGCAGAACAACAGATTCGCGATAAATGGCTTAGTGCTCAGTCCGAACAGTATTTAGATCCGCAGTTAGCTGAAGCACAAGCTGAAGCTGAAATCCAACGATATAGATACGACAAACTCAATCAGCAAGTCAATTCCGTTTTGACTCAACAGCAGAGGAACGCTGCTCTTACTGAGTATCCATATGCTCGACGCGCAGTACAAATGGTTGATAATTTAATTTCATCCGGATTAAATCCTCGCGAAGCAGCAGCACAGGTGCACAGTCAAGTTGAAGGCCTCATTGAAAGCATGGTTCCTGAACTTGCAGAGCTAGTAGCAAAGCAACGTAAGGCTCCTATTCCAATTGGCACTTCAGAGTCTGCACAACCCGTAGTTCGTCCATCTGAACCAGCTCGCTCAAGTTCAAGTGGCATATTCTCCAGAATGTTAGGTATTCGATAAAGGAGGCCATAAATGGCTATCGACTTTAACGGTGCATTGACACTTGCGGATCAGGCGATTTTATCGAACGATCCAATGGTCAAGGAAATCACCAAATCTCTTCATCAGACGTGGAATGCAGTCAAGGACATCCCATTCTACACATCTCCATCGTTACGCCAGATTGGTCTGCGCTACACGAACTCTGGTATTCCTACTCCTACGTGGACTGGAATTAACTCCCAGCCACAAGCTGTAAAGGGTAAGCCAAAGTCGTACGAAGAGCAGATGTTCTTAATGCGTAACATGATTACTGTTGACCACGTTCTTCTTGATCAGCCAGATGCAATTGTTGATCCTGTAGACGCTCAGGTCAAGATGTTCATGGAAGGTTTTGCGTATGACTTCAATGACAAATTCGTAAACAACGACCCTACGAGTTTAGTTGCTGGTAATACTCCTGACTGTTTCCCCGGACTTAAGTACCGCCTTGACAACTGGCAGCAGTTTGATATTGCATCTGACATGAATATTGCATCCACTGCAAACATTGAATTTGGCAACTTGCTTGCAACTTCAAGTGCAACTGCTGGATCTGGTGCTGCAAACCGTTTGATGCACGATATTCAAAACCTTTTTGACAACATGTCTGCTCCAGATGGCGATGGCATTGTTCTTTATATGAATGAGCAAACGAAGCGCCATTTTGAAATGGCTATTCGCGTCATGGGACTTGGTTCTGGTTTTGATACAACTCAAGATAACTTTGACCGCCCAGTAGAACAATTCAAGAACGCAAAGGTACGTGTCGTAGGACGTAAGGCAGATGGTCTAACCCCTGTCATTCCAACGAACGTAACTGTTTCTTGGCAAGACTCGCTTGGAGCAACTGTTTCTGTTGCAAACGCTACAACTATTTATGCTGTACGTTATGGCAATGGATATCTTGAAGGATGGCAGCCAAAGCCGTTAAAGCCTGATTACCTTGGTAAGTCACAGGAAAATGGAATTATGCACAATGTCCTATTTGAATGGGGTTGTGGCTTAATGGCACAGAACACTCGCGCTATTGGTCGCTTGGGTGTCCGCATTGCTAATCCGTAAGGAGGATTATTATGGCTAGAGATCTTAAACTTTCGTTTTTATTTGGTACGGGAACTCTTGGTACTTCTACTATTGCTGCAGCTCCCGGAGCTAACGTAGTAAGTTACTATGGTGCATTCTCGCCCGGTGCAGCTGCAACCGTTGCTACATCGTGTCCTTTGGCATATGGCGGTTGGTCCAAGACTGCTGTTCTTGGTCGTCCACAGTACGCTGAAGATACGCCAGACGCAGGCGGTATCGTATTACCCGGCAACTCGAACCGCAATGATTTGTTTGCAATCGTAGACGCAACAATTGCTTCTACTGTTACATCACAAACATTTAGTGTTCAGGCATCTACTGACCTGATTACTTGGGTTACTGTTGGTACTGCTGATACTAACGTTCCAACAACAACTGTTGCAGCTGGTACACCTGCTGTTACAAACGCAGCTATTGCTGCCGGTGTGTTTACAAGTGCAGCTGCACACGGTTTCGCAGTTGGCGACATTGTGTATGTTAGTACTGCTGGTACTGGACAATACGGCCCAGCGTTTTCGTTGGCTGTTGCAGCTGTTGGGCAATTATCTGAAGTTGCTAGTGTTCCAAGCACTACAACTTTTACACTCCGCCCATTAAGTAGTCAACCAGCACCTGTTGTTAATAACGCAATGGTATCTGGAAGTGTCTATGCCTCTAACGGTACGGCTACTATTCAGTTTATTAAGTTGCGTACATCGGATATTGGACGACAGTTTGTCATTCCAATTAGCCCGACGGCTCGTCCATATTTGCGATTAGCATGTACCAGCAATGGTGCAGCAGGTGGCATCATTGCTATCCGCGACGCTTACATTGCAAATAGCCGTATCGGCGCAGTTGTCTAAGGAGTAAATTATGAATCTAGGTCAAATTAAACAAAAGGTTCGTATGCTTGGTCGCCACTATTTTGGTGGAGAGCATGACAGAGATCCGTTTGGCCTAGATTACATTATTCTTGAGGCAACTAACGATATTGCTAGAAAGACTGACTGTTATGTTGGTCGGCGATATCTTTCTACCGTCGGGGGAACAAGCGACTATTGTTCCCCTGACATTTACAAGATCAGAGTAATCCGGATCAAAGACGAAACCGGCGATTACACTGAAATTAAACTTGCTAGTTTTAGTGATCAGATTCTTGATGACTACAGAAATATGCAAGCTGAATATGTTCCACAATTTTGTGTTGTTCACGGAATGAACAAGATTGTGTTAATGCCACCACCGAGTTCAAGCGTTACTAATGGTTTATTAATTGAGGGTTACGCGCAACCGGGCGATTACTGGCAATACGATTCTAACGGCGATCCTGTACCAAATACTGATGCTACAGAATGTCCATTACCAGAAATGGCTCACGACTGTCTTGTCTACAACGTTCTATATCTACGCGCAATGCAGTTACGTGATATGGATGGAATGACAATATATAAAGGCGAATACCTTGATAGGCTAGGCCACATAGAGTCAAACGCTGCTATGTATGTACGGAGGTCAGTCTAATGGCACTCGGCTTTACGGTATTACGAAACGAAACACTCAAGCTACTTAATGAAACAGATGCTAGTGTTGTTGGTGAATTAGCGACAGGCACTGGTGGAGCTGCAGTTGTTGATTCAGATGACACTATATTAGACTATATTAATGAGGCTGCTATTGAGATGACACGTACTTGTTGTTATCTGCAAGGATCAATTAATATTACGTCAACAACATCTCGTGTAAATTCATTTGCCGACACAGATCTTTGGTATCCACAATTAGTCACAATTGCATCAACCCCATTGACGAGATGTGGTGAACAAGAGTTACAAGCTTATAGTTATAACTATTTAAATGAATCAGGCACACCTTCTTATTGGTACCGAAATGGCCCATACCAAATTGGTCTGTATCCAAAACCTACGTCAGCTGTCACAATTGCAGTCACGGGAGCGATTATAGCTACACCTATTGCCACTGGATCAGGCACGTTTGCATTTGCTCCTGACGACATATTACTTAAAGCGTTACCAGCATATGCTGCTGCAAAGATAGCAATGAAAAACTACGATGACCCATCATTAGTTGGTCGTGCATTTTGGAAAGACTGGTACGACATGTCGCGTATGACATTATGGGCGCAGCTAGATACATCTTACAAAACTCCCGGAGCATTGTTTGCAATACCACCAGTAGCACCAGCAGGTAAATAAAATGAATATTGCATGGGGTCGATTATTCCTATTAGCACTTGGCGCATTTGTTGCGTCTGCTGCGCCGGAGTTTGATTCGGCTTGGAAAACTATGCACGTTCCAGAGAATGCGTCATTTGGCATGGTGACACGCAGTTTATTATTGTGTAGCATAGAAGGCATCAGGGCTGGTATACCGGCTATGACAACTGCGTTGATTGCCTTCTTCATGCGACAAGATAGCAACCTACCAGTATTTTCAGTTAAACTACCGGAGG